TTGACCGCAGTTCGCTACTGGGTCGTCTAATGCGCGGACCCGCTTCACCGAACGAGCGCGTTGGAGAAGAGTTCGGCGCTTTGAGCACCATGCAGGGTCGGCTTGATTTTTTCCCGGTCAGGCCGGGTCCCGGACAAACCGGTACCTACTTCGGTGGCAATAACAGAATGCCATTGCCCCGAGGTTGGCTAGGGGCAATAGGAGCCGCTGCCGCAGCGGCAGGTCAGCAGACGCCAGCGCAGCAATTTGCTGCGGGCATGCTACCTGTCAGCTTCGGTGGTTTTGGTCAAACTGGCGGGCGCGGCGGCGCGGAGGACACGATCTACCGCGCCATGTATCGCGCGTTGAGCGACTGGTATCAGTCATTGCTCGGAACAGCTGGCGTAACGAATGCCGCATTCGGCGGCGGTGGCGCAACCGGCGGCTGGGGCGGCGGCGGTTATCACGTCGTGCCTGAAGGTGGCCCAGCCACTGGTGGAGGCGGTGCTGGTCATCGCGGCGGCAGTGAAGGTCAAGAAGAAAGTGGTCCTCCTGCAACTGCCGCTGACATGGGTCCGCTAGGTTCTTTGATAGGTGGGACTGTCGCTGGCAGGTTTGCGGAAGGTCGCCTTCGCGCTATACAAGAGTTGAAGAACAAGCCGTGGCTGAAGGAGAAGCTGTTTCAGGTCGCCGCTGGCGAGGATAGACCGAGAGCGGGACCCAGCGGGCAGGCTTTTCAATCCGTTCTGGAAGAGACCGTCAATCGCGCCGTGCTGCGTGGTACTTCTGTAGAACACGAAGCACGCTTTACGCGTGAAGGTGGTTATTATGCTGGCGTTCCATCGCATCTTTCGACAACCGAACGTCAGTATGCCGAACGAGCACTCAAGGATGTCCTCGAAGGAAAATCCAACTTGTCGGGCTATGCGACCGACAACTCATCCGGTGCCTTGGCCGCCAGAGAAACGCGTACAGGAGCATTTATCCCTACGTCTAGGTACCATGGTGAATCATTTTTCGGTCCCGGTCGTGCTGAACGCGTACTGTCAAAACGATGGCGGCGATATGTAGAGGAAGCCAAAAGGGCCAAGGCTGAAGGAAAGGACATCGGCAGCAGACTCAAACTAGATTTCTATAATTATCCCCGAGCCGAACTCGAAAGGCAGGGTGACGAAGGCGCGCGTGCGCTGTACCCGAGCGAGCGGGTGCAGGATGTTTTTGAGGCGCTTCAGGGCGGCAAGGGATTCGGCGCAATGAACCTGAGCGAAAGCCAGCGCAGTAGTGTTCTTCGCGAACGCATTCGTCAGTACGGCGAGCGCATGAAAAAAGCGCAAGCCGATCAGTTGAAGGTCCATGGTCAGGCTTCTGTTCGCATTGATCTGAACGGTGCGCCGCGTGGCACCAGAGCGACCGCTTCGTCGAACGGCATCTTCAAAGAAGTGGCATTGCATCGTGGCGCGGTAATGCCAATGGCGAGTCAACTGGCATGACTATCGCGCCATGGCGGATGAACCTGCAACCGGCGACCTACAACGGGGCGCTGTTCTTTGTCGATGTCGATTCTCGTATCGGCGGTCGGCGCAAACATCTGCACGAGTTTCCCAAGAAGGACATTCCCTATCTTGAGGACCTTGGGAAAAAGGCGCTGCACTTCGGTGTGGTCGGCTATGTCATCGGTCCTAATTATGAGGATATGCGCGACCAGCTGATTGCACAGCTGGAATCCTCGACTGATGGCAGGCTGGTGCATCCGACCTACAAGACCATCAGCAAGGTCGGCGTCGATAGCTACACGGTGGTTGAGCGGCGCGAGCGTGGCGGCTATGCCGAGTTCGACATGCACTTCGTCGAACTGGGACAGGATGTCAATACTCAAAACCAGCCTGACACGCCGGGTCAGGTCAATAGCGCAGCCGATGCCGGTGCTGGGGCATCAGCAATCTCTCAGGGCAGCGATCCATCCCTGACCGATCCCGGTGCCGTGGGCAAGGTCGATCCAACGAGCTATCAGGCGGCGGTAAACGGCACACCAATGGCGATGGGCCTGCTCGCTGCCACGCCCGGTCTTTTCATGCTGTCGCAGGACATCAGATCGCTGAATCCTGCACCGCCCGCATGGTGGTGAGATGCTAAAACCGGAAGCCGACGAAGCCATGGTGGAGACGAATGCAGTGCTTGCGGCACTGGCGTTGCCGTTGAACAAGGTACCGCCCATGCAGCTGTCGCGCTTTCTGTATTTGAGCGGATGGCTGGCGCAGAATGGTGAAGAACTTCTGATCCTCGGAGCGCAGGGCTTTTGGGTCGCGCTCGCCGCGTGCTTCGAAGGCGCACAAAAGACCGGAATAACCTTTGCGCAGATGGAGACCGTGCGCGTGCTCGCGTCTGGCTTTGTGCCGAACTACCCGGCCAGCGTGGCAGTCGCCAATTTCTGCATTCGCATGGCGTTGCTCGAAGAGGCGCGCATCTTGGCAGCGACCAATTTCGTGTCGCGGCAGGATGTGGACTATTACTGGGGCATCATCGATCCGCAATTCGATGCTGCCGAACTGGTCGCCGCCGACAATGACGACAATGTCGCCTATCAGGCGTTACTTTCACTGCATGCAGCGGTATCAAATGATCTTGCCAATCGCTCGCGTCCGCTGCCATTGATGACAACATTCAGCTTTGCCGAGAACCGGCCATCGCTCTATCTGGCACAGCGTATCTACTGCGATCCGTCTCGCAACGACGAATTGATCGCCGAGAACAAGCCGATCCACCCCCTGTTCATGAAACAGACCATCACGGCCCTGAGTAGCTGATGGCCAAGCCGACCGAAATCTGCGTCGTGACTGCCAATGGCGAACGATACGACAATTGGGAAACGGTCGAAGTGATCAGTGCGGTGGATCAGGTGATTGACCACGCGATGCTGACGGTTTCTGAACCATCGAGCGGAGCGACATCGCTTTCCAAATTAAAACTGAAACCCGGCGATCAGGCCACGGTGACGCTGGCCGGTCAGATGGTCATCGATGGGATGGTGTTTTCGCGGCAAGGTTATTGCGATGCGACTTCGCATTCAGTGCAGATTGGCATTTGCTCGCGGGCACATCCGGTCATGACGGCAACAGTCAAAGTCGATCCGGGTCAGTATAACGATCAGACTCTGGACCAAATTCTGAAGAAGGTGTTCGGCGACGAAGGCGTCAATTTTACTTTGGTGTCACCCGCTCCCGATAAGATGACCGAACAGGAACAGCTGGGAGAAACCAAATTCGCCTTTGGTGAGCGATTGTCGCGCATGAACAACATCCATCTGGTCGATGATGGCAAGGGTGGCATCATCGGCTTTCGTGGGCCGCTCGGCAATTCAGATTCGCAGATCACCGAAGGCAGGAACATGCTGTCGGGCCGCATCCTGCTGAAGAACAGTGACTCTGCCGAATATCTGACTGCGGTCGCCCAGCAGCGCAATCAGGACAGCGCCGACGACAATTCGCAGGTGAAGGCAGATCGTGGCTTTCAGACCACGACTCCATGTACCATCATCAAGTTTGCCTGCGAGAGTCTTGCCAATCAGAGTCTCGCCCAGAAGCGCGTCAACCACGAGGCTGACTGGCTCGCCTACGAGGAAGTCGATGGTGAAATCACGGTGCAGGGATGGATCAATGACGCCGGGACATTGTGGTGGAACGACCGCTTCAAGCTGATCCGGGTGAACAGTCCACTCTTGTTGCCAGAGAATAGTTTCGGATTTTGCATCAAGGGAATTACGCATCGGCAAAGCAATGAAGGCGGAACGACGACTGTGATCTATCTTTGTCGCGCCGATGGCCTTGGCCTAAGCGGCGGCGAGCCCATCGGAGATACCGGGGACATCTCCACCGAACCATCGCCAACAGGGACACCTTGATGCAACATAATACGTCGCGGACTTCCGCTGATCGCCACGCATCCGGTCTTGGTCGAACGACTTTCGAAAAGGCTGATGACACCAAGCTGATGCAAAACGTCAAGTTTTCTGGAGTTGCTGGCGAACAACAGCAAGGCATTGAGCACGTTCATCCCTACGGCTTTGTCAATGTGCCGAAAGCACCGACTCAACAGCAGAGTTCAAGCGGCAGCGATGGCAGCGGCAGCGGGCAGACTGCCGCTAACCAGCACCGCATGGCTGCGGAAAGCTTCATGTCGTTCCTCGGCGGCGCGCGTAGCCATGGTGTCGCGCTGGTCACGGGTGATCGCCGCTATCGGCTCTACAAGCTGGCGGAAGGCGAAGTCGCATTGCACGACGATCAGGGCCATCAGGTCCACATCAGGCGTGATGGCGTCTATGTCTCGGCACCGAACTCCAAGAAGATTTACGGTCAGGTCATGGCCGACGACACCATGCCGCAGGAGCAGGGCGCGAAGGGCGGCCAGATTCAGCAGGCCGGTCGCAAGAACTCGTCATGGTTTCAACTCGACAAGGACAACTTCCAACTCTCGATTCCGGGCACCATGACGGTCAATGCCAACGTCGTGCAGTTCAACGCCCAGCAGATCATCACCAATGGCAGCACCTATCTCGGCGCGACACCGGATCAGGCCAACATGCGTATCGGCGTCAAGACGACACTGACGACCGATGGCGCGATGCTGATCAAGAATCTCGCCAAGAACGTCTATTCGGTACCGGGCGGTGACTGATGCCAGACATCAGACTTATCGACAACGTCACGCCAGCCTTCATCACGCTATCATGGCTGTTGCAACCAGCTAGTAATTTGCCTGACGAGACGCAGGCGCTGGCCGATGCGGTGCTGGTCGCGTTCAATACCGATGCGCAGGCCGATGTCAATGAGAAGCTGCCCGATCCGCGCAGCGACGACCGGCGCGGCTGGTGGGGCGATCTTGATGCGCAAAAAATCTGGAACGGCTGGCCGATAGGTTCGAAGCTGTGGCTCTTGCGTCGAGCCAAAATTGTCGATCAGAATGCCCGTGAAGGCGCGACCATTGCCAGATGCGAGAGCTATATCCGCGAATGCTTGCAGCCGTTCATCGATAACCAGATTTGTTCAGCCGTCGATGTCAGTGTTGTTCGGGGCGGTTTGATCAACGTCGCTGGCACGTATTACCAGCCACAGAGCCAGCCCGCGCCCGATGAAATCACGGCGATTGTCACGATCTATCGCGGACCGCTGACGGCGATCCAGCTGCAATTCAAACCACTCTGGGATGAGGCAACAAGCTAGGCTGGAGATGTGACATGCCGTGGTCGATGCCTCCTTTGGAAGGACTGCGCTCGACCAACCGCAATAACGTGCAAGCCAAATTGCGCTCGGCACCATTGATCCCCAACAGCGTTGCGCGCGTTATGGCCGACAGCAATGCCGGTCTCGCCTACCTCACGTTGCTTTACATTGAATGGCTGTCCGACCAATTAATGCCAGACGAATCCGAGACCGAATGGCTCGACCGTCATGCCGCGATGTGGCTGCCGAACAACGGGCGCAAGCAGGCGACCTATAGCAATGGCATCGCCACCGCGACGGGGATACAGGGTACAGGCATTCCTGCGGGGACGATTCTTCAGGCGAGTGCGACCATCAATCCGCTCGGCGTCGCAGTACTCTTTCAGACTGCTTATGCGATCAGCATCGGCACAGGTCCTACGCCGGTCCCAGTCACGGCATTGACGCCCGGTGTAACTGGTCTCGTGGTTGGCAACACGCTGGCCTATCAGACCGGTATCTCCGGTGTCGATGGTACGGTGACGATCACAACCTTCACCGAAGGCATCAATCAGGAGACCGACGACGATCTGCGCATGCGCGTCTTGCTGCGCATCCAGAATCCGCCGATGGGCGGCGATGCGATGGATTACGTGCAATGGGCCT